GTCTTACTTGACTTAAAGGAGAGTGGTTGACACTCTCCTTTTTTTATGCCATAATTTCTTTGTTAGTTCGACGGAATTGGCATGGGAGTGACAGAATAACCTGTGTGGTCAAGCACTGGGTAATGTAAAGTAGGTCAGAGGTGGTGCTCGCTGCAGAGATGCAGAATCGTTTTACCAGACGGGATCGAAAAGTTCAGAGGTACAAATTACTAAAACTAGTGAGACCCCTCTGTTGTGAGCATAGTTAAATCTCACCTCCCCCTCCAACCATTGGAATGTAGCTCAGTTGGTAGAGCGCGAAACTGTTAATTTTGTGGTCGCTGGTTCGAGCCCAGCCATTCCAGTCTGAGAGGTGACGGGTTTCACGACCCGTTATGATCCTAAACCGTTCTCTATAAAACCACCTGAATAATAGTAAGGAGGATGGGATGTAAGTGTAGACGGGAGATTGGTTGAAATAGTCACCAACATTTCACCTCTCACTTTAACGCCAACATAGCACAGTTCGGTAGTGCAGGGCTTTTGTAAAGCCAAGGTCGGGAGTTCAAATCTCTCTGTTGGCATCGGGCAAGTGTCCGAGTGGTTAAAGGAGGTGGACTGTAAATCCACTGGCTCTGCCTACAGTGGTTCAAATCCACTCTTGCCCATCTCTAAATAATGAGAAACAAAATGGATAAAGAAAGATTAAAACTGATTGTTCGAAATCTAAAGCAACTTGTAGATGCATTAGAATCTGAAGTTCATTCGGATGTAGATTCTTATAAGAATTCGGATGCATTTTCTTCTCCTGAAACTCACTATGATGAAATGTATGATGACGATGATGGTTACGCAGATTAATTATGAATAAAGATATTATTTTAGTCAGTGTTACTCCTGAAGCGGAGAAGCACATGGCATATGTTGCTCGTGTTAGTAACCCCCACAATCAAGAGAATGATAGCTTTGCGGGTCTATTAAAGTATTGTATTAAACATGGGCACTGGAGTGTCTTTGAGCAGGCTTATATGACCCTTGAGATTAATACTACTAGAGCAATTGCTGCACAGATATTAAGGCACAGAAGTTTTACTTATCAAGAGTTTAGTCAGAGGTATGCTGATAGTAATCTCCTAGGAAAGATTAAGATGCCAGAACTTCGGAGGCAAGATGATAAGAATCGTCAGAATTCTATTGATGATTTAGATCCTGAGTTAGTTGAGTCACTTAATCGTCAAATTGATACTGTTTTTACTGCTTCTACTAATCTTTATAATCAAATGTTAGAAGCAGGTGTTGCTAAAGAGTGTGCAAGAATGGTACTACCACTTGCAACTCCTACAAGAATCTATATGACAGGCTCTTGTCGTTCGTGGATACATTATATTAATTTACGTTCTGCACATGGAACTCAGAAAGAGCATATGGATATAGCAAATCTATGTAAAGATATTTTTGTAGAAAACTTTCCATCAGTGGCTCAAGCCCTTGAGTGGGACTAAATAATCTTAAACCTTATTTTATTGATATGGCAACATACCCTGTTATAAACAAAGAAACTGGTGAACAGAAGGAAATCGCAATGAGTATCCATGTTTGGGATAACTGGAAAGATGATAATCCTGATTGGGAAAGAGACTACTCCGATCCTTCTACTATGCCTGCTTTAGGAGTTGAGGTTGGTGAGTGGAGAGATAAACTAGTTAATAAGAACCCTGGATGGGGTGAGGTATTAAAGAAAGCAGATAAATCTGGAGGTATCTCTGGAAGATTAGCTAAAAAAGGATCTTACGAATCTCAAACTCAATCCGCCTTTGATGTAGACTAACTAACATGCCAGCTAAATCTAGGTCTCGTAGTAAATCACCTGTTCCAATGGGAATGAGTACAAAGCAAATGAAAAGAAAGAAACCTATTAATACGGAATTGATGAGGACCATTACTCCTCTAACTCCAAACCAAGAAGAATTATTTCGATGCTATGAGAATAATCAGAACGTAGTTGCATATGGTTGTGCAGGTACTGGTAAGACATTTATAACTCTTTACAATGCATTGAAGGATGTTTTAGATCCTAAGACTCCCTATGAGAAAATTTATATTGTAAGGTCACTTGTATCTACAAGAGAGATTGGATTCCTTCCAGGTGACCATGAAGATAAGTCATCTCTATATCAGATACCATATAAGAATATGGTAAAGTTTATGTTTGAGATGCCTACAGAGTCTGACTTTGAAATGCTCTATGGAAATCTTAAATCACAAGGAACTATTTCCTTTTGGAGCACCTCATTTATTAGAGGAACTACACTTGATAAAGCAGTTGTAATTGTAGATGAATATCAAAACTTGAATTTTCATGAGTTAGATAGTATAATAACAAGAGTAGGACAAGAATCTAAGATTATGTTTTGTGGTGATGCCACACAAACTGATCTTATTAAAACTAATGAACGTAATGGTGTGATTGATTTTATGAAGATCCTTCGCATCATGCCATCAGTTGACATTATTGAATTTGGAATCGAAGATATTGTTCGTTCTGGATTTGTGAAAGAGTACCTACTTGCTAAAATGGAAACTACTATTATATGATATGCCGAACAGGACAATCCATTATATTAATGTCAATCATAGACAGTTTGATGATTCTTTAGTAAGACAAAGTGATTTAGATGATGATCGGTTTGTTTATAGTAAGTGTCCTGTTTTCAAACATAAAAGTAGTAGGACTTTTGTAGGAATTTCTCCTATTAGTTTCAAACTACAAGTGATGAGAAGTCCTGATGGCATCACAACCATTAGGTCTACGAATGAGTCTATCTTAGAAGGGGATGAGGAACATATTAATTCTCCTCGGCCAGTCGTTCAATTAAAGTTTCCAAGATTTGTATTTTGGACTCATGATGATGACATATGGTTTGAATTTAATGATCATCCTATGACATCATTGAATAATAATTTCATTGCTGTTGGTGGGTGGTTTAATTTATCTAATTGGTCACGGGGTTCTAGTTTGGGTATTACTATTGTTAATCCATCAAAACCTGTTATAATAAGGAAGGGAGATCCTCTCTTTAGAATGTCTTTTCATTCTTCTAATCCAGACGATGGAATTATTTTATCTCAGGAAAAGGATCCAGATAAAATAGATTATATCTATGCTGAGTATGATAGGTGGAGGCAAGAAGACCTAAAGCCTATTACAGATAAATGGAAACCAAAATTATTTTCCAAGACTAGTACCAGTAGTAAATGTCCTTTTAGTTTTTTATTTAAATGATTTTTGAGCATTGTAATCACTTAGGTGAACTTGAATTAACAAAGAAAGACACTCCTGGATGTAGGTTGTATGAACTCCCTGATGGACAGTGGGTTCCTTCTATTACATCAGTAACTTCCTTTTACAATCGGCAGATTTTTGTTGAGTGGAGGAAGAGAATTGGTGAGGAAAAGGCAAACGCAATTACTAGGAAGGCAACTGCCCGTGGAACAGATTTTCATGAAGCTGCTCAGGCATATTTGGAAAATAGAGATTTGGTGTGGGAGGATTACCTTCCTGCTACTAAGTATATGTTTCATCATGCTGCTCCCTATCTGGATAAGATAAATAACATACACGCTATAGAAAGAACCCTTTACTCTGAATACCTTGGTCTTGCAGGTAGAGTTGACTGTATAGCAGAATATGAGGGTGAACTAGCGGTAATAGACTTTAAAACGTCTGAGAAGATTAAACCTGAGAAGTGGTTGGAAAACTACTTTGTTCAGGAAACTTTTTATGCTGCAGCATACTACGAACTAACTGAAATTCCTGTTAAAAAACTTATTACTATCATGGTAACTCCTGGTGGTGAGGTAAAGGTATTTGACAAAAGAAACAAAGGGGATTATATTAAATTATTAGTGAGGTATATTAAAGAATTTGTTAGTCACAATACTGGGTCAAAGGATGGAGAATGAATTAGAGAAGGTACTTGCAAGTAAGTTTTTTTCTTCTGCTGGATTTGCACAAGAAATAGAAAAACTTGTGCAGGTAAATAAGGAGATGAATTATATTGATGCTATCATTCATTTTTGTGAAAAGAATAGTATTGATTTAGAATCAGTCCCTAAACTTATTCCCAAACCTTTGAAGGAAAAGATTAAATATGAAGCATCTGAACTTAATTTTTTAAAGAGAAGTTCAAGAGCCAAGTTACCAATATGAGAGACCCTGCTGACAATCCTTTCTGGGGCGAACCAACTCCCACTGATCTTTGGGAAGATTTGGCTAAACTTAATGCTCTATATGAAGAATTGAATTGGAGTCACCGTGATTATCTTGAGATTGCAGTCGAGGATAATCACATTACTATTAGGAATAAATCTAGAGAAGGTAGATGATGGCTGCTGATACCTATCGTTGTTATTTGGCTCTAAAGAATCATTTTACTAAAGATAAGTATGATTATCATAAGTATCATGGTAAGGTTAGAGCAACTAATGAAGCTTTCTACAAGCGGCGTGATAGATTCTGGTTTGAGAAGTTTGCAAGACAGAAGAATGATAAAGAAGTAGAAGAGTTTTTTGTATCTAATTTTATACACTCAACTGATCCAGGAACAATGTGGATTGGTGAGATGATTAAGGAAGGAGAAGGAAGATATGTTGAGTGGAAGAAGAAGGTTCAGTCACTTACTTATATTTTTAAGGAAGAAGCAGAGACTATTTTTGAGAATAAGAAGGTAGATGATATGTTTGATTGTTCTAAAGGACACCCACCAATATTGAAAAGTTATTTGGGGGGTGACATATCACTTGAAAGTATGGTAATATATGATAGAATATTAGGGTATGGGAAGGACTTTGATAAACGACTGAAAGATCCTGTATGGGAAACCGTAAGTCGTAAAATTAAAAAGTATTCTCCCTTCCTAAATATTGAAGTATCCCGTTACAAAAAAATTCTAAAGGAGGTTATTATCCATGGCTCTTGAAAACGGTGAAGTTCTAGAGAATCTCACAAATCAACTCCAAGAAGTCACACAACAGTTAAACACCCTAGGTGAAACTCGTGTAAAACTTATTGGTGCAATTGAAGTTCTTCAGCAAATTGAAGAAACAAATAATCCTGCTCCTGTTGCAGAAGTACCTGTAGTAGAAGCACCTGTAGTAGAAGCACCTGTAGTAGAAGCTTCTCCTGAGGAAGAAGTTCCCGAATGAGTTTTTTTCAATCACCAGTTGTTCGGGCGGAAATGGCAGAAATTAGTGAACTTCAAGAAGAAGTTTACTCAAATGTTTTTAAGTTTCCTTCCATGACAAAAGAAGATCAACTCTATCATGTTGATATTCTGAACAGACTGCTTGAGAAACAACAGATTCTTTATGCGCGGGTGAGTTTATCGGATGATCCAGAAGCACAACAGATGAAAGAACATATTCTTGAGTCTGCTTCAATGATGGGCATCCCCAATAGCGTTGATATGAGTCAGGTGTTTAATCAGATGAGCCAAATGGTTGAAACCTTAAAAGCTCAGATTGACAAAAATCAATTTTCCTTGTAACATAATACAGGGTACAACACAAGCCAAATCTCAAAAAATCAGAGGTAATCTAAATGTCTTTTAAAGACCTAAAAAAACAGTCCTCTCTAGGATCTTTGACTCAAAAACTAGTCAAAGAAGTGGAGAAGATGAATACAACAGGTGGAGGTGCAGATGAGCGTCTCTGGAAACCAGAACTTGATAAAACAGGTAACGGTTATGCTGTAATTCGTTTTTTACCTTCTCCAGAAGGAGAAGAAATCCCTTGGGCAAAAATGTATTCTCATGCATTCCAAGGTCCTGGTGGATGGTATATTGAAAACTCTTTGACCACAACTGGTGGCAAAGATCCTGTTTCAGAGCACAATCGTGAACTATGGAACAGTGGTAATGAATCAGATAAAGATGTAGTTCGTAGACAGAAGCGTAAGCTTTCTTACTATGCAAACATCTATGTTGTAAAAGATCCTACCAATCCTCAGAATGAAGGAAAAGTTTTCCTTTATAAGTTTGGTAAGAAGATCTTTGACAAAGTAATGGAAGCAATGCAACCTGAGTTTGAGGATGAGAGTCCAATCAATCCGTTTGATTTCTGGCAGGGTGCAAACTTCAAGCTGAAGATCGTTAAGAAGGATGGTTATTGGAACTATGATAAGTCAGAGTTTGATTCAGTAGGACCATTGCTTGAAGATGAAGATGCACTAGAAGCATTATGGAATAAAGAGTATTCTCTTTCTGCAGTAGTTGCTCCTGATCAGTTTAAGTCTTATGATGATCTTCAGAAACGTCTGAAGTATGTTCTAGGACAAAGACCTGCTGCACGTCGTGTAGATGAGGAACTTGAGAATGAGAGTGAAGGTCGTGGATCATTTGCTCCAAACTTTGAGACTCGTAAGGCGCAAGAGACTGTGACAGCAGCAGTTACTTCATCCAGTGAGGATGAGGACAATGCACTGTCGTATTTCCAGAAGTTAGCAGAAGAGTAATTTAGCCAGGGGAAATTCGACTTTTTATTCCAAAAAAGTCGGGAAAAAAACTCCCCAATTTTTTTGCTCTATTACCTTTTTAATTACTGATATA